CCATTGAAATCTTTGAAAGATGTTCAGAAGCTTAAAGAATATGCCGGAATTCTTGCTGATGGAATAATTTTGATTGATGTTGATGATTCCGCACAAGCTGAAATATTAATGCAGATTGTGGAAGCAAATCAAATCAATTGCCGCGTATATCAGACAACACGCGGAAAACATTTCGTTTTTCAGAATTCCGGCGTTAATAAGTGCGGTACACACGTTCAATTGGCTTGTGGATTAACCGCGGATATAAAGATCGGTGATCACAATTCTTATGAAATTTTAAAATTTGATGGTGAAGAAAGATTTATTGAATGGGAAGAAGAAGGGGATGTTTGTAAACTTCCGAAATGGCTTCATCCTGTTAAATCCAACATCAATTTTTTCGAACTTGAAGAAGGTGATGGAAGAAACAACACATTATTTTCTTACATTCTTACATTAACAAGTGCGGGTTTTACCAAAGAAGAATCCCGCGAAACACTTGAAATAATCAATTCTTGGATTTTCAAAGAACCATTATCACAAGATGAAATTGACACAATAACGCGCGATGAAGCTTTTCCGGCTGAAACATTTTTCAGAAAAGGGAAGTTTCTTCATGATGCGTTTGCAACGTTCTTAATGAACAATGATCACATTCGAAGGATTAATGGACAACTTCACATTTACAAAGATGGTGTTTATGTTCCCGGTTCAAGAGAAATCGAACAGAACATGATCAAACATCTTCCAATGTTGAAAGCCACACAAAGAAATGAAGTTCTTAAATACTTGGATATCGTTGTTCCGGAAGTGCGGGTGGAAGATGTTAATTACATTGCCTTTGAGAATGGCATATTTGACATTTTAAGCGGGGAAATAATGGAATTCAATCCGAATATCATATTAACAAATAAAATCCCGCACAAGTACGATAAACGCGCTTATAGCGAATTAGGGGATAAGACATTAAATAAGCTTGCTTGCAACGATAAGCAAATCCGGAAGCTGTTGGAAGAATGTATTGGGTATTGTTTCTTCCGTGCAAATGAACTTTCCAAAGCGTTCATTCTGACAGGGGAAAAATCAAACGGAAAATCAACATTCTTGGAAATGGTGCGTAATGTGCTTGGTGAATCAAATTGTTCTTCACTTGATATCGGTGAACTTGATGAACGTTTTTCAATCGCAACGATGGGAAACAGGCTTGCGAACATCGGTGATGATATTTCAGATGAATTTCTTCAAGGAAAATCCGTTGCAATGTTCAAGAAAATCGTTTCCGGGAATGAAGTGAAAGCGGAAATCAAGAATGATCCGAATATCTATTTCATGAAGCCATATGTGAAACTTCTGTTTTCCGCAAATGATATTCCAAGAATGAAAGATAAAACAGGCGCGGTTTTACGGCGTTTGGTAATCATTCCGTTCAATGCAAAATTTTCCAAAAGTGATCCGGATTATGATCCTTATATCATTTGGAAATTACGCGATGAAGAAGTTATGGAATATCTTTGTAGGCTTGGAATCGAAGGTTTGAAAAGGGTGCTTGAAAACAAAGAGTTTTCACGTTCCAAGAAGGTTGAAAAAGAAATCAAGGATTATGAAATCCAAAACAATCCGATTCTTCTTTTTCTTGAAGAAAACACGCTTGAAGATATCGTGAATCAGCCCACAAAGATCATTCACAGAAGATACAGAATGTTTTGTGTTGAAAATGGTTTTTCTGAAATGACATTATCCAACTTTTCAAAAGAATTGAAACGCCGCTTGGATTTGGATGTTAAAAGAATCCGAATTGATGGTGAATTGATGGGTGTTTATGTGAAGGGGGTAACAAATTGATTAAGAAAGATTGTACAACTTGCAGATATAACGATTATTTACTTCATTGGGAAGAACCGTGTTTTTCATGCAATGAAAGGAAAACACCGGATAATGAATTTCCGTGTTATGAAGTTGCAACAGAATTTAAAAAGAAAGATGTTGTGAATCATCCGGATCATTACGAAACAGGAAAATTTGAATGTTTTGATGTGATGGAAGAAGTGTTTGGAACAGAAGCCGTGAAGAATTTCTGTTTATGTAATACGTTCAAATATCTTTACAGATGCAAACGGAAAAACGGCTTGGAAGATTTGAAAAAAGCGCAATGGTATCTTGAAAAGTTAATTTCAAAAGGGGGTATTGAATGAAACCGTGGTATTCAGAAGATGCGGATTATATAGAAACAAGAATTTGTGATTTAGAAGATGATCCGCGTGATTTATGGCAAGATCGTTTGCTTGTTGGGATGCTGAAAGTTATATTCCACATTCTGAAATGGATATACAAACAGGAAACAAAGAAACAAGCTGAAAGATGCAAAGGTTGCATGGGTGCAAGTTTCGGTGATTGTGAAGCTTGTAAAAGTGTTGATTGTGGTTGGAAGTAGGTGAACACAATGGATGGTGTTTATTACGATTCGAAAGGAAATCTTCTTGGAATTGAACTTTCTGAAGAAGATGTAAAAACGATGCTTCACAAGAAGAAATGTATTATTTGCGGAAAAGAATTCATTCCAAGAAATGATTATCAGAAAACTTGCGGTTCGGAAGAATGTAAAAAAGCAAGAACAAAACAAACGAACAAAGAAAGATATAAATTCATGATGGAAAACTTTCCGGATTTGTACAGAAAAAAAGCGCGTGAAGCAATGCGGCGTTCAAGGGAAAGGAAGAAGAAAAATGATTGTGATCAATCTTGAAGATTTGAAAAATTATCGCGCAAGAAGAATTGCAAGCAATGATTGTGATTTTGATGAAATGGTTGCGCTTGGTGGGTTCATTGAAAGGGCTGAAAAGATGGAAACCAAAGAAATCAAGTATTTCGATGAAGATGAAAAAGTTTGGACAATTGGAAACGTAATTGTGAAGGGGGAACACTAATGATTGAAATATCAAATGCACTTGTTACCGGATTTGAAGCCGCGATTCGTGGGATGCGTAATCCGATGAATTCATGGAAACAATCGGATTCGTTATTTAATGGTTATGTTGGAATTAATGATTATATTGGTAAAAAAGATTTGGAATTGATGAAGAAGCTTTCCAAAGCCGGAAATGATCATGGGAAGTTTTTAAGAATGATCAATGTTTCACTTGATATAAACGCGCCGCTTTATTGGTGGAAGGAATTCGATACATACAAAGTTGGAACAGTTGCAAATTCCTGTTCAACAATGCACAAGATTCATTCAAAAGAATTCACACTTGATGATTTTAGTTGTGAACACTTATTCAAAGAATCGGATGAAGAAATGACACCGGAATTTTATGATGTAGAAGGTTACGTTTTTTCTCCATTAAGTGGATTAGAAATATTGAGAGATATTTTAAACGCTTGTAGACAAAAATATTTAGAAACGAAAGATAAGAAATGGTGGTGGCAAATGATTCAGCTTCTTCCAAGTTCATATAATCAGAAACGCACGGTGGTTTTGAATTATGCGGTTCTTAAAAATATGTATCACGCCCGGAAGGAACACAAGCTTGATGAATGGCGTGAATTCTGTAAATGGATTGAATCGCTTCCGTATTCGCAAATCATCACAGAATGTTAAATTAGACTTTCAAATGAGGTGAATATATGAGCATAGAACACCATTTATATCTTATAGAAATTGAAATAGCTTTGCTTGCCATACTAATTGATTTGGTTAGTAAACGTAAATAATAACTTTTTAAAAAGTTAAAAATGATTTTTTAAAAGTTTTAAAAAGTTAAATTTTGTTCGAAAAAGTTAAAAAGTTGGTGAAAAAAGTTAAATGAGAAAACACAAAGGAAATATCAAAGCGCAAAGGAAACGCAGAAAAAAACGTAAAAAGTTTCTGAAGCCCGGTGATTATTTCAACGATGAATTTGAATTGATCGATGGAAATTTTACGCATTATCCGGTTGCGTATTGTGCATGGCGTAATCGATTTTTAACAGCCGGATTAATGCACACGCACCGTTGTAGGCAAAGAAATTGTAAAAAATTGCGTTCACTTGAACAAGTTGAACAGATGTTGAACACAAAATTTCATTGAAATTTCAATGGGTTGGGGTGCTGTTCAAGATGTTCACGCACAAAATCATTTTTAAGTAAATTTTAAAAATATAAACAAATAGTAAGTATATATAAAAATATAAAAAATATATAAATTGTTCATGAACATCTTGAACAGGCAAAGGAAACGTTGAAAAATCAAGGGTTTTAGCTGTTCAAGATGTGTTCAAGATGTTCAAGGTATCTTGAACAGCACTTCAGAAACGTTGAAATTTCAACGATTTTGATTGAATTCATCTTGAACAGAAAGGAAGGATGTTGTTTTGAACGCGAAAAAGTATTTGAATAGGATCAAACAGATTGACAAAAGAGTACAAAATAAGAAGCTTGAAATTCAAAGTTTGTACGATATGCTTGAACAATGCACAACGCACATGAAAGAAGTTGATATCCAAACAAGTTTGAACACGGATAAAAACGCAGAAGTGATTTCAGAAATAATTGATCTGAAAAATGAATTAGTTGAAGATATCAATGAACTTTTGAAAATTAAGATTCAAACAATCAAGATCATAAACACAATTGAAACCGATGAATATGTTGAAATTCTGATGCGGCGTTATATCATGTTTCAAGAATGGCATGAAATAGCAGATGCGATGAATTACACACGGCAAACAATCGATAATAAACACGGTAAAGCATTGATTGAATTTGAAAAAGTATTTACACGATTTGACATGAATATACATTGATTTAATAATACTAAAGTATTATTATATAATCGAAAAAGAAATGAAGTTCTTTCTTTTTCGATTAACGATTCATTACAAGAAAGCCGCAACAGACCATCTTATGTTGCGGCTTTTCTTTTGTGTGAAAGGGGTGATGGTGTAATGAATTTAACGAATAAGAAACAGGAAGCGTTTTGTTTGCATTACGCCAAAACCGGAAATGCAGTTGAAGCGTACAGATTGGCGGGATATAGATCAAACACGGAAGGTTCGGCAATCGCTTGTGCAAGTCGCTTGCTAAAAAGGGCTAACGTACAAGAAAGAATCCGTGAATTAAGAAGTGAAGTTGAAAAGCCCGCAATCATGGAAATATCGGAAATGCAAGAAAGACTTTCAGCAATCGGAAGAATGGAAACGATTGAAGAAGTTGCAACAGCTAAAGGCGTTGTTGTAAAGAAAAAAGTTGGTGCGGCTGATGCAATCAAGGCAATCACACAGCTTGCAAAGATGCAAGGTGTTGCAGAAAATGTAAACTTGAACGTTTCGATTCCAATAATCAGCGGGGAAAATGATCTTGAAGATTAACGTGCTTGGAACAAAATATGAATTATTTGAGAAAGAACGCAATCAAGATTCCAATCTTCTGAAGTGTGATGGATATTGTGACAGCACAACAAAGAAAATCGTTGTGATCAAATCGGATTCCGAAATCGGAAACTTTGAACCATATCAAAAGCAAGTGAAACGGCATGAAATAATTCATGCTTTTTTATTTGAATCCGGATTGGGTGCGGATTGGTTTCATCCGGAATTCGGACACGATGAAACATCCGTTGATTGGTTCGCTTCACAATATCCAAAGATTCACCGGGCTTTCACGGAAGCGGGGTGTTCGGATTGAATGTTAATTATCAAAACATAAATCTTCCGGATGTTGTTGGGCGTGGATATGCTTCTTATTGGAATTATCGCGGAAGATATCGTGTTGTTAAAGGTTCAAGAGCAAGCAAGAAAAGCAAAACAACAGCCCTTTGGTATATTTGGGGGATCATGAAGTGGAAGGAAGCAAATCTTTTGGTGATCCGTAAATCATACAGATCATTAAAAGATTCCTGTTACACCGAATTGAAATGGGCTATTAACAGATTGGGTGTTGATGAATGGTTTTACTGTAAAGAAAATCCGCTTGAAATAACTTATAAACCAACAGGACAAAAGATTTATTTCCGCGGGCTTGATGATCCAATGAAGGTAACATCAATCACAGTTGAAACAGGCGTGTTGTGTTGGATGTGGATTGAAGAAGCGTATGAAATCATGAAAGAAGAAGATTTTGATATGCTTGATGAATCAATCCGTGGTAATGTTCCGGGTGATCTATTCAAACAGATAACATTCACATTCAATCCGTGGAATGAACGCCATTGGATAAAGCACAGATTTTTTGATGATATTGTTGGACTTGATACGGAAGGGAATCCGATATACAAAGAACGGCAAAATCCGCTTTCTGAAGATGGAAATATACTTGCATTAACAACGAATTACAAATGTAACGAATGGCTTGATACGGCTGATTTAAAGGTGTTTGAAGCCATGAAGAAGAACAATCCAAGAAGATATGCTGTTGCCGGATTAGGTGGATGGGGAATCGTTGATGGATTGATCTATGAAAATTGGCGTGAAGAATCTTTTGAATTAATCACAAAGAAAGAATACAAAGAATTAAGTGAATTCGAAAAAGAATCACGCAATTATGTTATTAGGGATAATATAAAAACTGTAAGCGGTTTGGATTTCGGTTATACGAATGATCCATCCGCTTTTTTCATTGGTTTCTTGGATATTGAAAACAAGAAGCTTTATGTGTGGGATGAATTTTATGAAAAGGGATTATCCAACAGAAAGATATTTGAAAAGATAACTTCAATGGGATATTCCAAAGAACGGATCACGGCTGATTCCGCTGAACCAAAATCAATTGATGAACTTTCATCACTTGGTTTGCATATCAAAGGTGCAAAGAAAGGTAAAGACAGCATAAAGAACGGAATCCAATGGATTCAAGATTTGGAAATAATAATTCATCCAAGATGCAACAACTTCTTAACTGAAATATCCAATTACACATGGAGTAAGGACAAGTTCGGAAAAGCATTGAATGTTCCAATCGATGATTTCAATCACTTGATGGATGCGATGCGTTACGGCTTGGAAGATTATATTGTTGGAAATAGGTGGTTATATTGATTGAACATGAGCAAAACAAGAAGAAGATAAAAGAATATTTCAAACATCATAAGTTTCCAACGCCGGGTGTGATTAACTTCATTGGTGAATGGGCTTATGGATATTGTTATGCAGTTACAACAGGATTGATTAGATTGAAACACTTTTGTGTGTATTTCACAGATGATGAAATAGTTGATGTAAAGGAAAGATGATCAAATGACAGAAGCAGAAGCAAGAAACAAATTATACAGAATCGCAAAATCTTATGTTGGAAGTAATCAGTATTCAAGTAATCATGTTGAACTTGTTTCAATATTCAATAGCGTAAAGCCGGATGGTTACACATTAAAGCGTTCTGATCC